CTCCAATATTCCTTCTTATGGATTAAAGGAAGACCCTGACGTAGTGCAGCCGAAAGGTCGGTCGATGCCATGATAGAACGTGGCAGGTTCAGAGCATCGGCAACCCAAGAGGACAGCGACCTCTTATTAAGGCTCTCCGATAGCTCAGGAAAGACTTTCTTGAGCGCATCGAGTTCGGCATTAGTCGGGATAGTCACCCCGGAGTTTCCGAGGAGCTTTGCCAGCCCGCTGCGAGCCTTCAGAGTATCGGTATAATCAAGCCTAGGATGATGGGTAATTGTATCATAGAGGGCGTTTTTTTCAGCCTGAGAAAGATGATTACTGATACTAGCAAGGCTAGGCACCGTAGGCATCTCACCCTGAAGCTTGGAAAGCTCGACGTGATAACCAGCCTCACCGCCTAGATAGTTACGGACATTCCTGGCGGCTGCGAAACGCTTGGCCCGTTCCTGCGTATAGAGGGCTTCCTGCTCGGCACGTAGCGGAGACGCCTGCTTAATGGCCTTAATGAGCCTTTGTTCAGGCGTCAGGTCTTCCTCAGGGATATCGTCTATAGAAGGCTTGCCCTTACTATCTCGATACCCAAGACTTCCACGTTCATCCTTCATCAATCGCCGTAAAAACTCTGGAAAGGTTTCTCCTTTCTTCGGAGCCTTGTCTTGAAGACTTACTGCTTCGACGTCATTTGCCGGAACCTTAGGTTCTCCAACATAAGGCGTATGTGCTTCATAGCCTGTATTATCTACGACAGGCTTGGGGGCTGAAGCGTCCATATCCTGCTTCTCGGCAGGGGTTAGGACTTCATCAACGCTAGGACGGACGTCTTCCTGAGGAACTCTCGGAGCCGGTTCGATTTCCTGGACACGACCCTTGCCAGCGCCCGAACGGCGATAGCCGCCGAAACGCTTAATCTCGGGATACATATCCATGAGAGAATACATCGCTTCCCGGATTTCACGAGGACCGAGCTTATTGGCTCCGTTGCCGAACTGGTCGATTGCGATTTCAGCAGTCCCATCCGGTTCGATACCCATCTTGATAGGAAGCTTATTTCCGTCCTTAGTGGTATAAGTTAAATACTTATTGCCGTCAGGGTTATCAGTCGGATGCTCCTCAAAAGAACCATGAACACGCCCTTCTGTCACAGGTCCTTGCGGAGCCTCTACAGGGTCAATCGGAGTAGGCGATACACCATCAGCCGGGGCTGCAAGGTCGTCCAGCTTCTTCTGATAGAAATTCTGGACGGCTTCATCGGCCTTGTCTATGGCTCCTTGGAAATCGTCAGAGGTCATGTGGTATTTATTACCACTGTCTCCCTGCTGTCGCATCGAGGCCGACTGGTAGTCATCGGGAGCACGGAACTTATCCATTTCTGCCTGATGGGTCTCGTTCCAAATCTTCTGAGCCTCCGCCTTGTTTTCAGGAGTGTCAAGTCTAGACTGAAGTTCTAAATCAGAGCTAGAAGGGACGTCGTTAGCCGGAGGAGGTGGGGCTTCGTATGGGACATCGCCATAACTGTCATTGACCTCCGGCTTCGGAGCAGTCGCGTCAAGGAACTCACGATTGGCAGGAGGAAGGTCGTTAAGGACGTCTTCCGGAATAATCTGGTCACGATTGTTGACACGACGCTGCAACGGTGGACCGCCAGCAGCAGCGGGGTCGTTCATAATCGTCGCGATTTCCTTCGGGTCCATCGGACGAACACCTCCGGCATTGCCATTAGGCTGACCGTCAGGAGCGATATGCTCATCCGAGAGTGTCTCGGGAGGCTTGATACGTCCCCGGACGGCCTTACCTACCGCCTCCATGCCACCTTGGAATACAGCACCCGTCGCCATGTCGGATAGGACTTCTTCAGGGTGGATTTTATCCTGCATCCCGGTGTTGACATTGACCTTCTGACGACCTACCGAGGAAACACCCTGGACAGCCGCCTGTGCCGGAATACGCTCAGCAGCCGTAGCTCCCGGAGCAATCGCATACGTCGGGTCGACGCCGCCTAGGACAGTCCCGAGGAGGGTAACGGCTCCGCGTCCGATGTTATCCGGAGATACATAGTCCAGAGGATGTCCTTTACGGACATTCTGAAATGACGGAGCCTTTGCATACTTCTTATCGAAGTCGGTGTCATAGGCTTTGATTGCAGTGTTAATCTGTTCATCAGAATAACCCTGATGCTTAAAGTAGGCTCGGGCAAGACCTCCCCCGCCTAGGGGGCTGTGAATAGCAGCCCGGATAAAGTTATCCTTAAACCTTTGCCACGGAGAGGGTTGAGTAGCCATTAATTATGGTTTCCTTAGTCGCCAAATCGGCTTATTAGCTGTGCCTAGATTGTCGTAAATCAGGCGAGGACCGTTCTTGGTGTTGTGGAGCTTGCTCTGGTCGACACGCGGGTCCGGGATGATATTCATTTGCATACCATCGGGCGACACAAGTCCACGACCATATTTAGTGTCGTAAGCCCGCTGCTGAGGCTTCGCAGGCGTCTTGTCGATACGCTCCTGGCCCTGCTGTTCAGTGACGTCGTTGTGTTCTGACCGTTCTGAGAGATTACCGGCAGCGATGTTGTTACGCTGAGCACCTAGACCAAGCTGCCCCTGATGATACGTCGAACGCTCCTGAAGATTACGATTTCGATAATCGGTTGTGGCGTCGTGATAACGCGACGTCTCGTTCATCTGCATCTGCTTCGCCGGAGGAACGGCTCCATACGCGATGTATCGGGCGGCATTCTCGTCGTAGTCTTCAGGGATTAGACTAGATACGTCGACACCACGGAGTTGCCCGACTTTAATCGCCTGTTCACGCATCGCCTTCCAAGTTTCAGGAGTTGCGGCATTCATCATACCGGCGACACGATTATAAACGATGTTCTCGTTCGTCCCGTCATAGACCCGGTTCTGCCTTTCGAGGTTCTTCTGCTGTCGGGTATCATCTACGACTTGACTGCGATACTTCCATGCGGCTGTCGGGTCGATTTGAGCGATGCGGCCAATGGCTTCCTCGGGATGGTTCATCAGTCCCTTGGAAGCAGAAATCATGTTCTGCTTGTCACGTTCGTCTTTAAACGGAGTAGTTCCGTCGGTATAATACGAGATTGCATCAGCCAAGGCCCCGAGGATGGTATCCTTCTTGGGCTTCCAGCTATCGCCTGTGACTGCGATGACGTCATCGGCAGAATGAGGGGCAGGGGGCTGCGGCGCAAGAGCCTGTGGAGCCATAGTACCCGGAGCCTGTGCTCCCTGAGGAGCCTGCGGAACGAGATAACCTTCGTCGTCGTAGCCGAACTTCGTAGGACTGCCGCCGCCTTCGTCGTCACCATTGACTAGGCTAGATAGAAAAGACAGTAATCCCATTAGTCAATTCCTTCTCTTGGCGTAAGCCTGCCGTAATCGACGCCGTCGTATTCACCCATGAAGCCGGGGATATACGCCCAAGGACGAAGTTCCTTGACTTCATCAGCCATGACGCCTTCCTGTCGACCTTCGGGGAGACCCATACCTTCGACAAAGGTCCAGCGATACCGCCCGAGACCGTCGGAGTATTCGCCGACCTTCTCGATATCCTTCTTTAGCCGCCGGTCAGAGATACCGGGGATAAGCGAAGCCCCCTTGATAAGCGTTCCTGCGATGCCCTTCTTGGCTCCCTTGGAAGAACTATTCTCCTGAGCGACCCTGCCGCTATCGGCAAGAACGCCACCTGCGCCGATACCAAGCTGACCCATCTGATTTAGATGGTTCATGTATTGGTCGAGATACGTCGAGGCTAGCCCACTACGATAGTCTTCAAGGCCCTTGATATCCGCACCAGAATTAAGAAGGCCTCTGGATGCCATGTTACTGTTGACGGCGTCTGTTCCCTGATTTAACAGGAAGTTAAAACCACCGCTATTGGCATAGCCTCCGGGACCGCCGTCTAGCATAGTCTGCATAAGCCCTGAAGCCTTGCTGGCACCGCCTAAGGCACCGCCTAGCGAGCCAGTGAGCATCCCGTTGTTGACATTCTTAGACGAAGACGTCTGCGTAGAAGTCGACGGTGACCCGAAGAGTGTTTTACCGATACCGCCCATTTCGTTCTTTCTGTTTCTTGTTGAATTCGTCTTTAGTCAAACACATAATCTCATGGTCACCATCGGGGTAGGTCTCTATCCCTAATGACACGAAACCAATTCTCTTGGCTAAATATCTAGCGCCTCGTAGATTGACGGGAGTGATGCCTCGGACGACTTCAGCGCCTTGGTGATTGAATAAGTCGTGATACATAGCGAAGGCGATATCGAGAGCCTCTCTTCCACGGGCCTTGAAGAACCAGTGGGCGGTATAACAACCTGGATAGTCAAAAGTCGCTATACCGACATTCTCCCCGACAACATACATGATGTTGTGGCGGTTCGCTATCCAACCTTCGTAGTCAAAGCTATCACCATTGAACTCGAAGCTTGCTGCTTTTAGCAATTCATGGTCAAACGACCTATCGACTGTTATGCTACCTTTATTGCACAAAGGGTCTGCTCCTGAATGGTCAATCCGCCGGTAGAAGCCTGAGCTTCCCATGCCAAACCAATAGTGTGGGTGGTATTGTCACCGGGAATAGTTACTAGGACGCCGCAGAACATCAAGAAATAGGCACCGTCTCCATTGGTATTGCTGTTAATGGCATTATTCGCGGGTGAAGAAGGTGAGGGCCAAATCCTAACACCGTCACGCATAACAGAACCACGCATTCCGTGAGTTCCGCTATTCCAGCTTATCATCCCATTAACCATAAAGGTTCGAGCGATACCTGAAGCCGCAATAGTCACGCTACAAACTTGGGTAGCGATTGTTGGCGCGGAGCTAACGACGGTATTAGTGCTAGTGCTGAACTTATAGGCTTCTACAGTTCCACCGCCTCCACTAGAAGGCGTGACCCATGTCGGGTCTGCACTGGCTCCATTGGTTTGGAGGACTTTACCGGCTGTTCCAGCAGGAAGTCGCTTCCAACCCGAGGCCCCTCTGAAGAGGATATCCCCTTGTGTCGGAGTTCCTGCGATGAAATCTAGGATATCATCGATAGAACATGCCGTCGGGGCAGCCGTGCCAGCCGTCTTATTCGCGAGAATAGTCTTAGCGGCAATAGTGGCAAAGTCGATGACGCCATTACTGACATCAAGACCGGAACCAAGCGCTAATTTCTGAAGAATTCTAGCAAACTGCGGTGTCGGTTTACCATCTTTATCGACAATCTCAACCTGAGTGCTAAGCGGAGGCAGAAGACTACTGACCATCAGAGGCTCCTCCTATTTCAACATTCAGACCGTCGATGCGACGGGCGTAGCCGGTATCTGTAATCTTAAATAGAAGCCCCGGCGATTTAACGATACCTAATCCGTAATAACGGGCATAGGTCTGACTGCCGCGAGGCGAGGCCTGGACAGTTCCATGATTGACCCAATCAATGGTGTCAGACGTCTCTAGGGTGATACCAAGCGTAGTCGCATCGATACCAAGCGGAGGTTGCGTCTGCGAGAGAGCGACTTCAGCCATGTAAACCGGCTTGACATTACGAAATCTCTCGGTAACTCCACCATAGACATAAGACGTAATAGGCGTGGTTTCGTAATCCAGCCGCCCTACGGCATCGATTTCATAGAGTTTGCCACTATCGGGGTCAATGCAAACATTGATACCGTTCCAATCGCAACCGTCGACACCACGCCAATAACTATCGGCATCGGGCGAAGTCCATTGTGACCACTGTTCAGAGAGTTTGTCATAGACGTAGGTCTCTGCACCGGCCTGTAGGACATAGAAGTCGTGGTCGTCTTGTGTAAATGTCCAAGCCCGAAGAATACGTTCCTCGGCTCCAACAAGGATTGCAACCAGAACCGTCGAGCCAGTAACTCTGATAGGCGTCACAGGGGTAGCAACAACTTGCCCCTGCAACGCCGTCATATACTCCCCTACAGTAGGGAAGTTAATAGCAGTGAGAGCCAGCCCCTGAGTAATCCGACCGAGTTCGGTTGCGGCACGAAGCGCAATGAGCGTTCCGCCTTCAGTAGTCCGGACTTCAGGAGTAGCGGTCATTACACCGTCCTATTGAGCTTTAGGTTAAGGGCATTAACGAGGGTCTTGTTCCAGTTAGTCCCGCTCGGGTCTTGGTCAAACAAGTCCCACCAATACGTATAGGCTGTCGTAATAGTCCGGTCGGCACCGTTGCCGGTATTGACACCGGAAACAACCGAAACCTGAAGATTACCGTCACCACCATCGACCTTGCGACTACGATGCATCACCATGACCCCTCGAACCGATGTGACGTTATTCGGAAGGTCGGACAGTGAGAACTGTGCCGGAGCGGGCAGGGGGAACGGAGCCGAGATGAACTTTGCGTCGTCATCCGGCGATATCTCGTTGATGAGGTTATAACCGACTAGCGAAGTCAGAGGCGTCCCCGCAGTCGATGCGGCATTAGTGTCGGTGTAAGTCAGGACGTTACCGACGGTGTAGTAAACGCTTTCACCACCGGCAGTAGTTCCGCGATAAATCTTATACCCGGTTGCACCGCTTACAGAGGTCCACGTAAGGGTATTTGAAGACGTCGTCCCTGTCGTGACTTGAGAGACTTCGTTAGACGGAAGGGTTTCACCCGATGGTGTAATCGCCGAGACTTTGTAGTAATACGTCCCTGCTGCAAGAGTTCCACCAGTCGTTGAAGTCGAAGGTGCATTCAAAGTAGGCGGCCCACCAGCAGACGAGCCCCACGGCATCGTGACGTCGGCATCAGGAAGAAGCTTATAGACCTGACACGAACCCATGAAGGCGTTGTTTACCGAGGTCGTGCCGTCCCAAATAATGAAGTCTTTGACGTAAAGCGTCGGAGCCCCGGTCAGAGCACCGAAAGCAACCATCCCCATTTTGACGTTTTGGGCGGTTCCGACAGACCCGGAAGTATTCGTAATAGTCTTGATATTAGTAAGTTTTAGAACCGTGACGCCTTCGAGGCGGACTTCGATAGACCCGTTGACTGCATCAAGTGCGAACTGCGTTTCTACATGCCGCCAGGCATCTGCAATCACAACAGGATTGACACTCTGGCCAAGCAGGACGTCTCCGCCGCTGTCAGACCTATATGCCTGAAAATACCCACTAGGATTACAAGTTACGAAACAGTGCGTGTTATTACTGGTATCTGCAACCTGAGCGAACCTAGGCTGTCGATTAGTGCTATCCGGAAGGCTTGTAAGCCAATATCTTGCCGCGACACCTACGACAGTCTGAGGACCGTTAAGAACCTTTCGGAAGGTCGAAGTGCTGTTCGGGCTTAGCGTAAGGACAGTCTTGCCACCCGCAGTCGGGTCGGGGTCGGCTGTCAGCGACACCCAAGAGAGTTCGGCATATGGACCGTTTAGCATCAAACCGGCATTAGTGCCGTAGCTAGTGAAATCGTCCATCCACTGAATAGCCAAGATTAACCTCCTAAAGAAGCAAGGATTGCGTCCCGAGTTTTCTCGGCAATCGCGGGGTTGGAAATTGCGCTCGGATTACCGGCGATAGAGAATACCGTTCCGTCATCAGCAACGAGAACGACCGATGTATCTTTCATACGGACGGCGGTGCCACCATAGACACCGAAGTTAAAGGCGCGTCCTTCGATACGTTGAAACGGAGCTGCACCGTCTCCGGTGGCTCGCCAGACCTCGACAGACTTCTCACCGAGAAGCCAGAACTCATCCCCGACAACCCTGATTTGAAGGATTTTATCAGGGAACCGTTCAGCAGTCGCAAAGTCTAGTGGCTGGAACTGAAGACTACCGGGCTGAAGCCAATAGAAGCGGTCCTTACCGGCGACTGCCGCTAGGACAAAACCGTTGAATACATCAATCGAGGAGAAGGCGATACCGCTGCCTTCAATCAGAGAAACATCGACATCTGCTAGAGCCGCCGTCCCGTTAGTGTATTGAAGAGTATATCCATCCGTGATGAATAGATAGCCATTGGTGGCACACATATCGGGCGCACCAGTGCCCTGTATCATCCCGGTGATATGGGTAGTCGAGATAACCCTTGCCGGAGACATCGTGTGTCGGTAGAGGTCTAGGCCTGCGACATGAAAGACATCACCGTTGCAGAAACCAGGCTGCCTGAAGATACGCCGACCGGGTTTGTCATCGCCGACGGACGTCAACTCGACTAGGGCCGGTCTCTCAATTAGACCGACTTGGTCATCGGTATTAGTCGGGTTAGTTTCAAAGAACCGATTGATTAGCGGGACCAAGGGCTCATCAGAACGACGTCTGACCCACTGAGTAATCCCTAGAGGGACACTTACCTCCACGGGTAGGGCCTCCCTGTGTTGAATTCAGAACTGTTGAGATTGGTAGAAGCACCGTTATCGGTCGCAAAGCCTCTCGTGTCGAGGTCGGAAGCTACCTCACGCCAGGCGTGGTAACGCCCACGAAGAAGGGACCGGGCACGTTTCATAGCAGAGATAGTCTCTCCCGCTAAGGTCAGACCATAGCGAGGGCTCAATCGAAGGGCTAGTGTCGTGATGAAGTAATCATCGAACTCAGCCGGGAACGGCATGTCGTCGTCATAGGCTATCGTAGAAATCTTAACCCACGAACCGATATCGGCACGATACATCCACTGGCGGGTGTCGTTATCGGTGGTTAGGGTCACGCTAGAAGCCCCCTCGATTTTACGGCCATTGCCGTCGAGGATGACGTTAAAACTCGAAAGATTTCCGCCGACATCAACTAAGCTAAGCCGTTGTCCCTCAAAGGGTTCCGGGTCGAGCTTAAACGTCTGCGAAGACGTCAGATTAAGAATAAGTCTGGCGTTATCAGGGATAAAAACCGACACCAGCGAGGACTGGTCATAAGGTCCGCCGATATTTAAGTCATCGATGCCGTCACCGGCTTCATAGCCAACAGTCGACAGAATGATGTTATTAAGACGGTTAAGGGCTTCGTTCTGCTGGTTAAAAGTGGGCGGAATGCCCATCGGGATTAGGTTGCCTTCCCTATAGGCGTCTGTGATGATGCTAGAAGCTGTCGTCATTCCTAATCCTATTTTTGGCAAGACTTGCCAAGAAAATAAGGGGGAGAGGTTTTCGCCCCTCCCCCGAATTCATTAGCTGCCGCAGACGCGGACGCCATACCGACGGTCGCGGACGTTAGCCGTGAGGGCAACGTCGAAACGAACTCGGTGTTCACCGGTCGCGAACGTGCTGTCCTGCCACATCCGGATAGACAGCGGAAGCTGCGTAAGGCTCTTACGCTGCGCCGTGCCGGTCGCGGGCATGATGAGGTCGGCCGTGTTAACCTGAATGAGGTTCTTATCGAGCATGATACGCGGCTGATAAGTCGTCGCAGCCGCAGCCGCAAACGTAATCACTGCGTTATCAGCCGGAGCCGAACTCACCGTGGCGTGAGCCGTGTTGGCACCACCATTCGGGATAATCATCGCCGGGAAGTAACGGAGCGACGCAATCGCACCGGTGCCGTCAGCGACGTGGTCACCCAC